ACAGATACGCTTTCGCTTGCGCCACCATCATCTCATCCAATAGGTCCAGTGCCCATGTGCCTGTCGTTTCTCCAAACAGCCATTCACCGATGGTCTTCCCCTTGTATCTGAAGGGTAATTCCACCAGAGCCGAAAGCGCCCCCACCGACTTGTCTTGAAGAAGATGGATGATCAATAGACGATCTTCCGGAGCAAAAGACGCCATGACGTCAATCAACGAACCTTCGATTTCCGTCAAGGCAAACTTCCGGAGGCCATCCCATTCCAGTTCATCGGGGAGGAATCCCAACCGGGCATAGTAGGGAGCATTGCCTGCCACCCCTACCGCAATGGACGTCGCTGAGGACTTAATGCCCATCTCGATCAGGGACGAGAACAGGTTCTTCATGAACGCAAGCTCGGCCTTCGGTGTCCCTGCAATCAATTGCGCCTGTGACAGGTAGTAGATGCCCGTAAAAGGGTCCAGAATGGCTCCCAGCTTGAATTCCACCCCCCGGGGGTCCGCGCCACGGACATTGAAGCCAATCGTCCCTGCGTCAAACGTGATGGGATTGGAGCCCACCCCCTTCCCCTTGGTCATGACTTCGCGAGGAGGCATGTTGGAGAGTTTGGACAGCAACTCCACAGGGGTCATGCCGATATGGGCATTCCACAGATCGACTTGTTCCTGTGTCGCCTCAACACCCAGTTCCTTCAGGTCCGCTTGAGTCACCGGCTGAAAGGCTTCCGTGCCCGCTGGGATCGTAGGCACCGTCTCCTTGACTTCGCCAATGCTCGTCTGGATGGCTCGACAGATCGTCCGACAGTGAGGATGGTAGGGTGGAATGTGCAGGCCCCTCTCCGTCAACTCGGCTGGGGTCATCGCCGCAAATTCGGCCAGTGCTTGCTTGGTTTGTTTCGGCCACGGTTGCACCACCCGTAAGTCTTCAGGATTCTGGACGTTCAACACTTCGATGACCTTCCGGCGAGCATCCGGCACGCTAAAGATCTTCCCGTCCACCAACCGACAAAACTTGCTGGTCCGTCCATCAAGGACCGCTGTGAGCTTGTAGCGGGCCATGCCTAACACTTCGGCCTCAGCGGTAAACCCCCATGTGGCCAGCCGACTGGAATTCAGACTGGCAATCATGCGTAGCTGCTCATCCCCTTGCTTGTCGAAGGACACGAAGGGAGTAACATAGCGCCCTGTCGGATCAGCTTTCTTCACCCGTTGAAAAGCATGTTTGCTAAAAGCGTATAACAATCCTTCATTTGGCTCGTGAAATTCTTTCGATACAATAATTTCACGATCCTGTGCCGTAATATCTACCGCTTCCACAACGATAGAATCCTGATACTCAATCCAATCATCCGCAAGCATTTGTGCCTGTGTTTGAGTCAGCGGTTTACCAATTTCTATACCAACGTGTGGCACCACCCGCGCTACACCCAAACTTAACAAGCCAGTCATCGTAAATCCAGCACGCCCAATAGCTCTCTCATGAGGCTGATATTCTCCGGCTTCACTCACGGCTCGCAAACGAGTCCCATCAGGCAATAAAAACGATGTTTCTCGTGGATTAGTTGTTGTTGGAAGAATTTTTTTCAACTGCGCCAAACGATTCGCCGCAAATTGACCTTCTTCATTTCGTGGATGTTTAGCCTCATCCCATTTCTTCGCTTCTTTCACCAGTTGCCGATGCAGGGCACGTACTAACGCTTGTCCAGCGGGCGTCATCTGACCTATCTGGGTGCCCTTCGCCAGCTTCCCGCTCTTTTCAAGATAGGTCTTGAATAAGGTGAGTCCAATTCCGTGGCGTTGATACGCCCGAGCGAGATACACTCCGGAGGCCCCAAATTCATCATCCGCATACCCAATTGCCTTGTCCCCCACAAATGCACCTACGGTATAACTCACCGTAGGTAAGCCTTGGGCTTGCACCTCCTCCGGAGTCAAGGGCACCAGATTCCCGTGGGCATCACGGACCCACTCTTCACCACTATTCAACCAACGCTGTGCAAAGACATTCAGGGCCTCGTAGGCTTCCGAGTCCCGGCCCAAATCAATCCCGGCCATCATCGGAGAGGTGCCGAGTCTCTTGGCTTCCTGTTCATACTCTTCGTAGAGACGTTCTCGTTCTGCGTCCGAAGCGGCTACTGTTCGCTTGTTGTAAACTCTCGGTTCAGCTTGCAATCGGATCTCGACCGTCTGACCATTCACCTCACGAGTCTCAAGCAGTGTCTGGAAATCTTCACGGTGAATGAAGTCCAGTTCCCCAGCTTCATACCGCTCGTAGGCGTTCGATTCGATGTACCCGGTGTTGTGATACTTCAGGAATTCGTCTTCAGACACCGTATGGGCTTGTCCCCGTTGAATAGCGGCTTTCGCAAACTGTCCGTCGTCATCCCGGGGGTGTTGGCTTTCGTCCCATTTTTGTGCAGTTAATTGCACGGGCACATAGACCACTCGCACGTCACTCTTGGCCGTCTTGCTCTCGTAGACGGTGCTCCACCCCTTCCCGTCGAAGTGTTCAATCTTCTTGATCGCTCCTTCTTTTCCTACGGTTGCAATGGACTTAATCCACTCCACAGGAATATCTTGTTCAAATCGGTACGACCCCTCATCATCTTCTTCGTCTTCCAGCGCATACTTGTCCCAATGCTCAACTGGAATCTCGACTTTGACAATGGCATAGCTGCCTTCGTAGAATCCCCGACTTGGCCCAACCGTAATTTTCTCAGCCCCGTGATACAGGCCGTAGTAGTGGGCACGACGTTCACTGGTCGTGACAAAGATAGACTTCGGGCGGTCCCCACGCACATCCACATTTTTTGAAGCTAGTAACCCGTGCGCTTTGATGCTTTCAATCGTGGTCGTAGTGGTGCCGTGGAACGATTCACTGAACTGACCCTGTTCATCTCGGGGATGCTTGCTTGCGTCCCACTTCTGCCCCATCGCCTTCCGCACGATGCCATACTTCTTGTCGTAGGCATGCATATAGGCAAGAGCTTCTTCCGTTCCAATCATCAACCGGTAGATCGGCACCGTCGCTTCGGGGACGTCCACGGCAAATGCCGCCATCGTCCCCCAGTGGTGATGCCCGTCCAGCACACGGTCTTCATCGGACACAAGAAGCGGTGGAAACCCTCGGTCATCCTCTCCCCGATCAAACCGATCCAGCATCTCCCCCACTTGCTTCGCGGACACTTCTTTCTGGGTGGGCTTCAGCGTGAGAGGGTCCACCGACTCTTCCACAATCTTGACGCCTGCCTCCTCCATCTCTTGGAGGAACTGGGCTCGATGCTTCCGGGGAATCTGTGGCATTTCATCCCGGGCAATGCCAAGTCCTTCACCACCGAAGATCCGCATCCCCTCCACATGCACATGCGTGAGGTTCGGGGGATCCAGACCTTCCGGCACCTTCCGTGCTTCATCTAGGAAAGCACGGACATCCTCACGGGCGATGTTGACCTTCTCCCCATTGAGCACCGATTTGACGGCATCACTCGGAGCAAAGAGAGTGGTCGCAAACTCACCACCGTGAGACGTGCCAGACGGTTGCCGCCGACGCTTCCCCTCATCCCACTGTTTCTTCTGAGCCATCCCGAAGGGAATGGTTTCTTTCACCCCAGATTGATGACTGATGGTGATGCCTTGCACCACAAACGATCCATGCAGAAACAGGTCGTGATACTTCTCTGCGGCCTCCGGTTTACAGTACGCCAGTGTGCAGTGTGGTTTGTAAACCGGGAAGGACTTCTCCTTGAAGTCGGCGTGCTTGCCGATCTCCGCTTCGATAGCTCTCAGGTCTGGACTAATAATCTGCGCGACCACGGGCACGGCTCCGTCACTGTGCTCGCTAACGGGGAACAGTTCCACAGGCCCAATGTAGGCTTCGAACGATGTCTGAGCCGCAAGGAACGACCGGAGAGCATCGAGATCGTCATTCAACAGGCCATACCGCACAGTAATATGGTTGGGGTCCACGTCCTTGCCTGCGGCCATCAAATCATTGTCTGCGATCTCAGCCCGGGCGGCATTGAGGGTAGCAGCGGCAGAACTATGTGGTGAAATCGCAATCTGGGTATTGCCGTACTCGTGCTCTTGTTTCTGGGCCACCATTTTCGCCCGAGAGCGAATACGGGCATTCACCTGTACAATCACTTCGCCTTCGTCTACACCCGTCACTAACCCGGTCGGTTTCAAGGCGAGGGCTTTATCTTCTTCATACAACACAATCTTGAAGACATTTTCCCCGAACAGGGACACGTACTCCGGATTCGTAGAAAACGACGCTGGACCATCTCCCACTGTGTCCCGATTGGTGCCCCGATAGAGCACCGTTCCCGTAGGGGGCCGAAGATGTGCTAAGGCTCCACCCGGGCCTGTTTGATCCAAGATGGGACGCATAGCTTCCCGGTGTTCCGGTTGCATATTGGAATGATGATGTTGCCATGTTTGCAGCGTGACCTGCTCATCGGCGGTTAGCCCTCTTCCTCCTCCTGTGAACTGTCCCTCGGCATCTCGGGGGTGCTGAGACTCATCCCATGCGTGCTTGACCGTAGACAGATAGCCATGTCTCTTGGCATGTGCAATAGACTCTTCGTCCATCGAGACAGGAATATTGGCAACTCCGTGGTCACGAAGCCACGCATACCGATGCCGTCCGTTGGTAAAGCCGACTTTGCCGTTCGCATTGATCGTGACTTCGGAAGACTCAATCGAATCGTGCTCCGCGATGAAGTCTCCGAAGCGGGTATACCGATCATGGATGGCGTTCGGGCCTCCACCCTCACTGAGATAGAACCCTGTCTCTCGTTGGAAGGCGGTATCAAACGCGGCGGTATCAATCGATACCAGCTTCTCTCCGGACAGGGCGGCTCGTCTGGGCTTAACCACCTCAATGTCACGACCGTTGACCGTGACAGAGGCTTTCTCGGTGAATTTGCCCCCCTTTCCACGGGGGTGCTTCGTCCAATCCCACTTGGCAATTGATTGCACAGATGAGCGGAGGATAGCTCCGTACACGGTCAGTCCTTGACCAACTTGATCCACATATAGCCACGGAATTCCAGCTTCAACGTCCGGAAGAACGTCGCGGGTGTCGAGTGTCGCCACATGAAGTCAATGTCCTTCTTGAGACGGGGAGACAGGGGCTCTCGTTCTTTCACGTCCACCTGTCCATTGACCACTCGGATCTCAGCCACCACTCGTTCCGTATCAGGGATGGAATCCCACAATTCCGCATGCATAACACTTTACCTCGTCAATAGTTTACCATGAAAGTGGCAATTTGTCAATACATGAGACTCTGCTGAGCCCATAGAGTCCGTAATCCCTCAGACGTCTTCATGGCCTCTTTCAAGTTATTGATACGCCCTAAGAACGCCTCACGCTCGGAGCGATTCATCCCCGGGTGCCGATCCATCAGGGCCTTCCAGTCGGTCTTCTCCAAGGCTACACTGATGTTCGTGCGCTGCTCATCCGTGATTTTACCGTCACTTCGCCACTCTTGCACAAGCTCTGACCGGAAGGTAAACCCATCTGGCGTAGCTGACGCGGGCATGCTATAGCCGTTGTCAATCATGATCACGCGATCATGACCATCGAACAGGATGTTATTGCCGTGACGATCCATCGTACCAAGGGCATAATCCAAGACAGCGGCTCTCGCCCCGTCTTCGTCACTGAGCCTGCCGTTTCTGTGGCCCGTCTTCCAGTGCTGAAGCGAACCGCCGTGGGGATGAGGAGCCTCGGGATTCCTCGGGCCACCTCCACCTCCACCTCCACCACTCTCATAGCCGTTGTCTTGCTTCCACGAGTCAAACGACTTCACCATGCTGTCCATGGCGCTTTGGATCAACTGGTTTTCGGTGTCTTGGTGTTCTTCCATCCAGTCGTCACGGTCGAGATGGTCTTTGGCCTTGTCCTCGTCTACCTCACCCAGTTCTTGATAGCCTTCTTTCAACTTCTCACGAATGATCTCGCGAACTTTGGCTCTTTCGTCTGACGTCAACTCCCCGTCAACATTGACCTCGGCTTCGTCCAACACCTCAATCGGATCAAGGACGCCTGCATTCACTTGTCGCTGGAAGGAGACTTGTGACCCCATCGGAAGCTTGGGGTGTTCCCGAAGCATCGAGTCCGATCCATAGGGACTGGTATCGGGGAAATTTTCGACTTCCTCATTCCAAATTTCCGCTAATTCCTCAGCCCGTTTTCCAATGTTATCGGCGTGGTCCTGCTGGTCTTCGTTCCACTTCTCTGCCATTTGCTCGCCAGCCCGTTCAAAGGCATCGTCTTGCACCTTTTCTCGGGCTTCGTCTTCGTATTCACCGTACATCGCCCGTAGTTCATCGTCATCCCAGATGACTTCATCATCATCGTCATCGGGACTGACCTGACCAATATCTACACCTTCGACGTTCTCACGGAGCACCGTTTCAGGGACCGGGTTATCCGCCCCGAACAGTTGGTCCCCGACCTGAAATGCGAAGGCTTCCCGGCCCGCCAGTGGGAATTTCCTGTTGACGACGTAATCACTGATATCGCTGTTGGCGAAGCCTCCTCCACCACGTCTGCCCCAGTTCTCCCCGATTTCTGGTTTGTAGATGGCGACCGTGCCATCTTCCATCGTGACTTTGAACGTGGTGTTCGACGTGCCGCCAAACTTCTTGGCGTCACTGACACTGCCACTTTCCAATTCTTTTAACTCGGGAGTGGGATTCCGGACGTCGGCTGATGAAGGAGAAGAAACCCGTCTCTCTGCGGTCGCTAATGAGGCTTCGGCGCGAGGCATCCCGATAGCCCGGGGCTGATTTGCAAACCCTTCCCCATGCGGAGCATCCAAAATGTCCACATACCGGGCTTCTCCCATGTTACGTTCCATGCCCGGTGACTCAGATCGAATTCCCCAATTTCCAATATTGGTGCCACCTGCTCCTGCACTCACCCCCTTCACCCACCGGCCACCTGTGTGGGTACCCTTGGGGCCACGGGGTTGATTCCGGTTCCACTTGAGCACCACCTGAAACGGCGGTTGACGCTTCTTGAGAAGCGCCTTGACCTGTGCAATCAATTGCCGCGTGACCTTGATGCTCATGATGGTCCTAATTTTACTTGGGTTTCTTCAGAAACACCACGGACGTCTCACCCTCTTCTTCGGGCAACGGATCGTCCGGTAAATCATCCGTCCACGACGTGTCCAAGGGCTTTCCTGACGCCCGTTCCTGTGCGAGATGTTCTCGCAACGCCTTGCGGTGCTGTTCTTCAAGATCCGATGATTGAGTCATAGCTATGCGCTCCCTCGCGTTCCATCACTGATACTGACACTTTTGCCACTCTTCGACGGTTATACAGCCCGTCGTCTCGTAGCTTCTTACTGATAACTGCCGTAGCGTGCTGGTGTGCCTCGGCTTCGCCGCCCCACTGTGGCACAGACACCATTCGAAGAATCGTCTTCCCATCCCGTTTCATCCACGTCCAGCCCTTGATCCCATTATCCACCAGTGTCTGATGGACATGCTCACGAGTAGTTGGTGTAACCCCACCTTCAAATGACAACTCGACCGCTGGTTGACAGTCTTCGCCTTCACACTTGTTCAGAATCAACACGGCATCCTGATTGAACAACTTAGCCGTCCGTGCCACGAGCTTGCGGGCCTCACCGTTCCCTCGGTAGTAGATCTGCCACATGGACTCTGATCCACCTTCCCAACCGCCCACCCCGGGCTTCACCGAGACACGCGACACCCCGGGCAGAGCCTCTAGTTGGGCGTGAAACTCCCGCATGTGCTGGAAAACTTCTTTGTTAGCTTGATGTCCCGGCTCTCCGGCAGGCCGCTGGCTGGTCATCGCCACCCGGGTAAACTGACCCTCTTGGTCCCGGGGGTGCTTTTGCTCGTCCCATTTTACCACAGGTTCTGACAACACGGTAAAAAAGGCCGAACTACCGTTGTCAAACAGCACTCGCGCCATCGTGGCCTGCTCCGGGGGGACCGGATGCCACTTGTTGTCTAGGTAGACAACGGTTCCCGACTTCCCGTTAATCGTGATGGGCTCGGGGATCATG